CTCTTCTGCGTCTGCCATCTCTTTCTGGGCTTCGTCGAATTCCTGCTTGGTTCCAAAAAGCCTTCTTGCCATACTAACGTCTATGCCAAGCATTCTTGCAACTGCTTGTTGCTCCCGGCGATGCATGTCTCCAAAGTTTCTTCCTTGTTGAGCAAATTGCGCTCTTAATATATGAATTCGTTCCTCTTCTTTTGCTGTCATCAATTCTACAGCATTAAGACCAATTCCTAATTGAGCATTTAACAATCCAACAGTTTCGGCGGCTGAGGAGAAAGTATCAAACAACTCGGCAATCTTGAAAGCCTCTGTCACAGCCATACCCAGACTTCGTGCTGTTTTTGCTAAACCCTTAAAAGCATCCTCTCCCTCTGCTCCATACTTTGCAAGTTCTCCCCCCAAAGAATTAAATTCTTGAGCTAGTTCCTGTGGGGCATATCCTATCTCGCCGGCAAAATCTCTCAATCCTTCCGCTGACGCCATGGCTGCCTCAAAGGTCAGTCCCATGCCCCTTGTCAGCATATCCATTTTTCCTGCTGTCTCAGCCGTAGCAACACCAAGACGCTCGGACTCTAGAGCCAACTTTTGCAAAGCCTTCTGGTTTGTTTCGGTTTGATATTGGGCGTCAGCAAATCCTTGTATTAATCCAACTTGGATCTGCGCCATCTCTTCCATAGTAGCACCGAGAGCAGCGTTCTCCATCTGTGCTGCTTTAACGCCACCGCCAAATTGCCTCATTCCGGCTGACATCTTGCCTACCGCTACCATAGCTTCATCTTGGGCGGTAAGCAGTTCAAAGAATTGGTCAGTTAATGTACTAACCGGGGATTGGATATATCCTGCGAGGTCTAAGCCGGTTATTCTTTGACCAATACTAAGGGCTCCTTGCAGTAAATCCTGTGCTGCTTGAAGCCTTTCATTTCTTTCTTCTTCTGCTTTTCTTTGCTCTTCGTTTCTCTTTCGAACATCTTCGTAAAGTTCGGCTTCAAGATCAAGCAGTTCTTTGATCTTGTTTATTTTTGCGTCGAGCGCAATGTTGCTTGCTCGAATTTGAGCAAGTTCTGCCTGCTTCGCAGCTACTTGTTGCTGGTACCCCTCAGTTTTTGCTTCTTGAAGGAGAGTTATCTCTTCTTCAATATCTTTCAAATTTTCAGCGACTCTGTAAGCTTCTGTTTCGGCTTTCGCCATTTCTGCTATTAATTGTCGCTGATTTTGAAGTCTTCTGTTTGCAAGCTCTGTAGCTTTTTCTAGTCGTTTTATTTCTTCTTCGGTAGCCACTTTTATTTACCTACCTTAGTGGCCAGTTGATCCCTGTCTCACGCTCAAAGCGTTTAATGGCGACATCAAGCCTGGATTTGTTCTTGTATGTCATGGGGTCATCAAGTCCGTATTTCTTGACTGCGATCATATATCTTTTTTCCGCAATCAGGGCATCTGTAAATCTTACAACTTCTAGTCTTGTCCCTCTAACTTTGACAGGGATTCTTCGTCCTTTGAACATTTTTGACAGAATATATTCTAGCCACGCAGCCAGGATATTTAAAACACTTTTTGTGTCTTCATTTAGATTTTGAGCTTTTTTGATTTCGCCTAAATCTAAAACTTCATTTTCGAATTGCTCATTCATTATAGAGACCTCAAAGTTAAATAGTTATTTAATCCTATTTTCACCTTCGTCTGCCCGACTTAGCGTTATCATATGCTTTCTTTTGCGCCTCTGCTTCTTGAGTAATTTGAGAAGCAAGGCGGTCGAGAAACCAACGGCGTATTAAGATGGGTAAATTATAAGCCTCAAAGAAGCTCCACCCGCCATGATATTTTAGTTGAAAAAACTCTTCGTATACGCTTTGTATATATTCGTCATTTAGGCCAAAAAAAGTCCGCTGTAAGCGGGATCTCCAATACTGAGTCCGTTCCGCACTCGCCACAAACTATTTCCTGAGTCATGTCAACGTTTGGAGTCATAGCTGCAAACGCTTTTCTCAAAAAGCGAGAGTCTCGGGCAGGCATGTTCATAATAAACGTAGACAAAAACCCTATATCGGTTTCTCCGTTTACTGAGACCATGAAAGATTTAAACGATTCTAGTAGAACCGAATCACTCAGTTTGCTCTTTTGTTTCCTTTCAGCAATCTTTAATAAAGCTGTCTCGTCGGCTCCTGTTAACAGCCTGCATTCCACTACAGCCTTTGTTAAAGGAAGCGTTACTGAAAAAGTTCCGTTCTGGGTGTCTTCAATCCCGTATTCTAAGAATTCTTGTTCGGGATTAATAATTTCTATTTCCGACAAATCAAAGGTATGCTGTAATTTTGCTTGACAAGCAGGGCAAGTAACTCTTGTTTCATACTCTGGACCATAGCCTGTTATTCTTGCTGCTACAGTTATCGCATTTTTATCTCCAACCAAGAGGTCTTTTGTTTTTATCCTCTGGTCCACAAAAAGGCTCTCTAACATGCGGTCAATAGCCACCCCCTTTCTTAAGAGAGCCTTTGAGGTTAAGATATCCTCTTCTTTTGCGGTCATAAATTTAATTTCAACTGAACTTTGTCCGTGTAACGGATGACCTTCTGGGTAGAAAACACCCGCCGAGGGAAGATCAACTATCTCGGTCGGGGTTGTCCAATTAAATACTTCTGATTTACTTTCAGGTCCGGATCCTACCGCAACCGCTGGAGCGGCGGACTGCCCAAAATTAGAATCCTGGGCTCCGAACCTTTCGTCATTTCTACTCATATTTTGAAAACCTTTCTTTAGTAACTAGTTTGTAGAGATATTTTATTGACTAGCCGACAGCTTGCCCTGGTCCTATTATACTAAGGACAGCGTAGTCGTAAGTAATCTCAACATTAATCTCTGTAAGATCGTCCGAAGAGTAATCAAGGTCGCCGAACTGCATCTTTGTAAAGAATGGATTAACCAACTGCCATTCCTCAACAGGGGTCCCTTTATCATCAATTTGAGCTATTCTTACTGTTCCCATAGCTCCTGTTGACTTTTGCTTACTCATAGTTTCTCTAACGTTTGCTGTAAGAGGGTTGGCATACCCTGACTCATACAACTTGTTAATAAGCGACTTACACATATCTGGATTTAGTGGGTCAACCAAAGTGACACTAATTGGATCCCAAGTAACTCTTCCTGGGTATTTGAATGTGTGATTAAGGTATTGATGCTCTGTCGTGCTTATATTAGCAGTTGGCTTATTGGTTGTCTTTACCGTCCAAAGAGGGATTCCTCCAACATACAATACGAACCTATATTTTCTTTTTGGATCTGATTCAGCTTGACTCCAAAACGTTTGAGTTGCCATTATTTGGTTCTCCTATTATTATTATAAGTAGTAAACATAACCAACTTTTTAGTCATCGAAGGCAGCCCCAGAGTTAGTGATCACAAAATCTATTGCGAAGAACTCTACAGACCTTGTTGGCTTGAGGAGACACTTAGCGTAAATGATATTTCTATCAATCAAATCAGGTGTCGTTGTTGACTCATCTAAAATAAGTCTGAAGTCCTCTAGACCAAATCTAGCCTGCACAGACCTTAGAAGTGGTTCTGCTTGCCCCAAGAATCGATTCCATGTTGCTCTTGCATTTTGCTCGAACAGCATAGTTGCTGCAATTCTCGAAACTTCTCGCTTCACGAAGATCATGAGGCGTCGGACGTTAATTCTATCAAGCGCCGATCGGCTAACTTGAAGTGTTTTTTGTCCGAAAATCACAATTCCTTCAGCGGGGAACTGGGCGATTGGGTTAATGTTGGCTTCATATAACTTGTCTCTGTCTTCAGAGGTCAAGCGACGTGAAACGTTCAACACGGGAAGACCCGCCGATCCCTCGGAAAGCCCGCCTCTGTTAAACCCAGCAGGGGCGAACCATGGTCCAGCAACTCGATCAGTTCTAGACAGAGTACCCAAAGCTACAACACTTGGAGGTGCCCATAGGCTCTGTCCTGTGATTGTATCTTGAATTCTAACCCAGGGGTAGTAAACAGCACCATAGCTGTTATTAATATTTCTATCCCTTAGTGCATCTACAGCTTCGTCAACTGTATATGCGTTTCTGTCCTTGAATGATTTGGTGTTTTCTACATCAGCATCATAAACCTTTTCAAGGTCAATAAGGGCTAGTGCGTCACCACGAGATTCAACGGTATCTAACAGGTGTTGGGTTACCGTTGTGTTTGTAATACCTGGCATAGCAGCTAGATTATATTCAAACTCTTCTGGGTCTCTGATAATATTAATTGCTCTCTTGACCGAGTGGAGTTCGTAGTTTGCTGTCTCGTCTGTTCCCGAAATATTGCGGTTGGCAAAGGGATCACGCTCTGTGATATCCACGCCATCAGAACCGCCATGCATAACCATGGTAAACTTGTCTGCTCCACGATCTAGGGCTGACTTATAAGAAGCAGAAGCATCTGTTCTTGTAATCGCCCCATCAACCAAGTGAGCACCGGCTGTGAAACTGTTTCCTGCAACACGAGATCCGTTTCCGTACTCTTGTGCTTTTTCTTTCCCCGTGGTTGGTCCAACATTATCAAGAGAGAAGATGAAGGAGTGAACCAGCGGACTGGATCCAGCGTTAGTTTGCGATCCAGAAGCCTGATCGAGGTTTGTTACCACATCGTTGCTTTCTAGTCCTCTCGGAAGAGCACGGACCATATCCTTAATGTCTTCATTTAACTTGCCGTCTGTGTAAGATTTACCAGTATAAGCTCCCCAGTAGACATTTTTGGTGCTATTTGGTGATGCCCAGGTGCTCGACTCTCTTAGTGGAATCGAGGGGAAGAAGAAGCTGCCTGTGAAGGCGGTTTCGCTATCGGTAGCGGACTTGCCAGCCGGTTGTCCACAGAAAATCAAAACCGTTGCGTGCTCCGCTTCGTGGTTTGGCAAAGTTCCGTTTCCGAAGTCGCCGCCGCCATCGATAAGAGTGTGAACACTCGCACCCTCAGAACCAACGTTAGCGAGGTCCCCTAGGTCATTCCAGCCAGAACTACCCGAAATGTATGTCACATCTCGACCCTTCGGAGGTCCAAAGAACCCAAAGGGAAGAAGGATTGGATCAGTAACGCCTCGATCTACATCCTCGTCCATTACAACACGAATATATCTTGATCGGTTATCATACTGTCCGTATTCTCGATTTCTCTTTTCGGTGGCATCATACTCGTAAAATTTGTCGCCGATAACTCTAGCAATATAGTTTGGCGACGATGGGTTAAGATTTAGATTACTAAACCTTTCCAAGACCACAGGGGCGTTATCGATATCGCTTAGTTTGCGGACAAGCACAGTAAACGACCCGTACTCGTCGGACTCGTTTGTTGATGCCTTAATATCCCTAATAGATATCTTGATATTTTCTTGGATTTGACGTCCGGCACTCAAAGCCTCAAGTCTAAATAACTGTTGTTGATTTGAAAGATCATAACTAGCATACCCGATGCTTAAGTCCTGTGCAAAAACCACACCTGTCGTGGCTTTTCTTGCAGCATATTGACGATCGTTAAGCTCTTGAGCTTGTGATTTAATGTTCTGCATGGGCAAAACAACGCCCCAAAAGGAATCAATATCTGCCGTCGAACCTGTTACAGTTACTTTGTTAAAGTCGCCGTCAATCATCGATTCAAAAGATTCCCCCAAGAAGTATGTCTTCTGAGCGGCAGTATTGGTAATGTTGGTGTTCGTCAAGGTAGGATTAGTATTAAAAACTTTTCTCAAGTATCTGTTACTTGTAGGGGTAAAGTTAAATTTAATCTTTTCAGATTCCGCACCTGCCGAGTTAAGGATCGACATAGTAAATTCTTTGTTGGAGTCCGATTTGATAAAGTTACAAATAGAGCCCGTTGTCGTACCATCAACATCATTACCAGAAAGGGCAACACGACCACCAGAGCAGTAAAAAACCGCTCCCAAGCTGCCGCTTTGATGAAATGTGCTCCAACTACCCGCTGAACTCGATGGGAAAACCCAGAGTCCCCATGCTCCGCCGTTGGCAGTTTCTGTGTCGGTTGTTCCGACTTTCCAGCCGGCTCGTCCGGTAGACGAGGCATCCGGGTCTTGCTCCCCGAGGAGCCTAACCATAGTAATCGTTGGGTTATTTCTTAACCAAGCCTGAGCGGCATACGATGCGTAAGTTGGAGCAGTAAAATTACCGTCTCTCCAAAGATCTCCGCCGCCGCCACCGGCTACGGGAGCACCGAAAACCTCTACAAATTCTGAAAAAGATGAAACAGTAACAGGTCTCATAGCTGGTCCCATAGCTGTGCGTCCAATAACTACTGGACCAATAGGAGCCGCTTCGGCTGGTAGTTGAGAGTTGTCAATCTCATCAACAAAAACGCCAGGTGAGACAAATTTAAACTTATTTACGCCGTCTGCCATTCTGGAATGTTCTCCTCGTGATAAACATTAATGATGTGCCAAACTTTTGTTAAACACATGGTTTCTACTTAATAAATAGTAGGATAAACTCTCAATCACCTAGAAAGAAGCCTAAGAACGAATCTTGTTTTTCTTTTTAAAGTGAAAATCCAATTCGTCCTCTAATACTGCTCGCTCTCTTTGGATTTTTAGCTCCGCAGCAGACTCCCTAACCACCATTTTCGGCTTCTCTTGATTCTTATCTTCTCCGATTAGGTGCCCGAGTACTTTAATTTCAATTGTTGACAAAAAAGACCTTTCCTCTTGTCCCATAGAACTAACATTATTTTCTTGTGAAAAATCTGGCTGGACAAACGCTTCATATCGGTGTCCATTTCTTTCTAAGTAAAAGGAATTTTTAGCTCCCGTCTTCGTTACAAAAGGGGCCATGATTTCATTCATCTGCTGCATATATTCTGTTCTTATTTTAACACTATATGTCATATGAACATAAGAGGGCATAGGAATAGAAATGGTATCATAAACAATTCTATCATTTTTCCGGGGAAAAGTTTTTCTATTTGGATCTACCTTTGTTGAACTTCTCCTGATAGAGTCGGCATTAGCTCGGTCTCTAGTTTTTTCTTGGTTTACTACCCTAGCAATAGTAATTGACCCACCCATGGCATCCCTAACTTCTGGTACATGTAGAGCATAGATTCCTTTACTTGCTTGATCCTTGGAAACCGAAGTTCTTTCGATTGAAATTTGTGGGAAAACCAAAAATTGCCCGTCGAGCCTAGTGCTATCGTCCGATTTGATTTGAAACGCTCTTTCTGGGTTAGAAAAAGAAACAGGAACTTTTTTAAAGCCCTTGTTTGTATCTGTGTAAATGTTCAAGGTGTCGTTTATATAATTAAACAAAGCATAATCTATATCTTCTAAGGTAGACGGCTCAATTGCGTGTCTTCCTATTTTTAAATCATCTAAATCTGTTCTAATTGGCATCGAACAATCCCTCTCTAGCTCGTTTACATGTGGCAACTGTTTCAAGTTTATGTGGGTCTTGCCCAAATAAATATCTTGGCTCTGATAAAGCTGTTATTTCCCAGTATTTCTTATCATACTGAACAAAATCACCAATTCTTACAAATAAGTCTTGATCTTCTGTAAGTCGTCTCTTGTGAAAATGAACACTAATTGAATCTACTTTGTCCACGCCAAAAGCTTCGGACGTATTGTCTCCACCTTGCCACTCAACCAAGGCATAAACTCGTATTGGAGGTAAAAAGCTTTTATTAATTGCCTCACCGTACAAAGGATGATAGTCACTACTATCCAAATCTATTGGAAAATATAATACCTGCTGTCCTATTACCTTCTCTACAAGTTCGTCATTAACTTGTTTAACTAGATCTCTTTCTTTCTTGCCCACGAAAAGAGGGGGAGGAGGTGCTGAGGGCTGATTCCATTTTGCCATTTATTTACCCCACATATATGCCAGTTGGTACTTTCGTTAAAACCCTTTGACTTGCTTCTTGGAACGCAGCATCACCCTCTGCTAATTTGCCATAAACCATCTCATCAAACACAGCCTTTAATTCGTCACGCAAGGCATTTTGCTCATCTTTTGCCTGATTTATTAAGTCCCCACCGTTGAGTTGAACATCGTTCCCAGGAATAGGAATTGAGCCGAATTTAGATCTTACTTGTCCCAAAGTCTCTTTAGCCAAAGACAGCGCAAATCTTCTTATCCATTGTTTTCCTATACTATTAATGTTAGCATATGGAACATTTGGAAAAGGCAAGGTGTTGACGTTGTTAACACCCCGTGATCCCCATTGCTTATCATCATCTTCATCCCAGGTGTTTTCTGACGCCCTAAATTCAACCCACATCTTTTCGGGGCTGGCGGTGGTTGGTTCAGGAAAAATTCTCAACTTGTTGTTTCTCAACTGATATGAAAAGTGCGAGGTTCTTGTCCTCAAAGTATCTTCGAATTGAGAAGCCTGAAGTTTGTTTTGCCATACCGGTATTAAATTAAATACCGTATCATTTGCGTACATTCCATAAGTAGATAGTGTTCCAGGCGCTGTGATCGAACCACCGCCAAAAAACCTCCATATTGCTTTAGGTGTTTTATAAAAAACATTTTGAATTGTTACTTTTGAATTTCCAACTTTATTATAAAAAGGACTATCGGAGGAAAGAGAAGCAGAGTAAATTATATCTTGCAAATCGTAATCTTGCTGACCTGCGGTAGTATCAAAAGAAGCAGAATAAACGGTGAAGTTACCCCCCAAACCTGCTTGTGCTGCTGGTCCTCTAGCAATATGCGAAAAAAGATCCAAAGTAAATCTTGGGAATCTTAAATGTGCATTTTCCGTAGTTGGTCCCGTTACCATCTCACCGTCTTGGTCAAAGGTCCCTGTGGCAGCACCTAGCATATCTGACAAGACATTTTTTGCCTGGTGGGTGTTAACCAAATAAGAATACTCTAAACAGGCGTCTTCATATGAATTGTAGACATTATTTGTCGTGAGTTCAATATCTAATATCTCTCCCCCTAATTTATTATAGGTATAAGAGACTTGATCAACTGCTCCACTAATAAATGCATCAGTAGTGTAAATTCCTAGTGATAAAGAACCTTCTACATCTGAGTGTGATCCAGTCGATGGCAGAATTATAGCACTTGTTGTACTTGTTGGGCTTAAATCCACGGGCATACATTTTTACCTCATTAAATATTTTCAGAAGCAACCTTCTTTAAGTAGTTTTGTTTGATAGCTTCTGAAGTATAACCAAGATATTTTATATTTTAACTTGGAAAAACAAATAAAAAACCCCGCCACAAGGGCGGGGTTAGTTGGTTAGAAAGCTGCTAAGAGCTTACTAGCCGAGAAGGTCCTGGCAGATTACGATGCCGTAATGTGCAGGTTGCACCATCTTCTTGCCGTAGCGAGTCATGACTCCCTTGCGGGGCACGAAATCTTCGGTACCAAAGATGGTAGGTGTGACCTGTAGTGGGACATAAGGGGCATAAACATATCCACTTTCGAGGAAGCTGTTACCCTTACGACCAACCAAAAGGACGTTACGCAAGAAGTAAGGATCGACAAAAATGTCCATCTTCTTACTTAGCGAGCCGACCTGCATAGCACCCCAGCTACCCTTATCTTCGTCTGCCGACGTAGAGGCACGGAATCCGCTGGTGAACTCAAGAATCGCTGCAACTTCTGGGCTACAAACTAAGAAGTTTGCACCACCACGAAGGGTCTTGCGGTGAATTCTTGCGCTAAGGTCATTAATTGTCTCAAGAAGGGTCTCATACCATTCCGAAACAGAGCCTGTAAAGTCAGGAGCACCGTTCGAAACTGTAATATCTGTCCCTGTTTCGACATTAACAAACTTACCTGGGCGACGTGACCAATAAAGAGGTCCTTCTGTGGCACCTTGCACCAAGTCATTAAGAATTTCCTGATCGATCTCAAGAGCGATCTGCTCCGAAAGGATGCTTGTCAACTCAACTTCAGCGTCGAGATTGTGATAAGCATTCAAGTCCTGAGCAAGCTCGGGGCTCCATTTAGCCTTGAGCTTCTTGGTCATCGCTGTGATGGCGATCGAATCGACTTTGATGTCAATTTCAGGAATGTTTGGTTCAGCCTCAAGATCCCAGAGAGTCGAACCGGCAACGGCACCAAGACCACTTGGGTCACCAGCCGAAGCAAACTTGTCGTCGATGGCGAAGGTGTGACCCGACGATCCACCGGCATTAGTTGCAGCAGTATTAGTTCCCGAAGAACTAATGACTTCGTTAAGAAGCTCGTAAACCAAAACAAGACTTGTGTCGCTGCTTGTCAACGAAAGCTCTTGGAGCTTTGCGTTCTTAAGAGCTTCGGTTCCACCAACGGCTGTGGTAAGGCGACGAATCTGACGATACTTGCCTGTACCAGCGGTTGCGCCAAAGGCGTCACCGGCTGCGGTGTCTGTCTTGAGTGTGATGAGGTTGTTTCTGTTAAGCTGTGCCCAGGCTGCTGCGCCGGGTGTAGTAACAATAACAACAGCACTACCCGAAAGATCGGGATCGTACTTACAAATTTCGTTAACGGAGAATTTCCGTTCCGAGTTACCCATCGAGGAGGCTGAAAATTCAGTATCTCCTTGATATCCGCCGACAGTACCCGAAGCAACAACTGTAAGTGCAACTGTTGCCGATCCTGTTGGGGATGCATAACCGTTATTCAAATTGTAGAAACTCTTCTCTTGAGCGTCACCCGAGAGGTCAAGACCTCCGGTTACGGCACGACCGACTTTACCACCACCATAAAGGGAGTCATCTGCGGCTGCACCAAGACGTGCTGAGTTGTGGGTAAAATCCATGAAGAAAATAAGACCACTTGGGAGGCTCATGGGTTGAACAGATACAAGATCTTGAGCAAGCAAGCCACCAAAAACACGACGAACGATGGGGAATGCAACGGATGCAAATCCTTCAACGTCACCGGCTGACATGGTGGAGGCTTCTTTCAAAAGCTGTGCGGCTTGGTTTTCCAAAAGGCGAGCCATATTGTTACGATGAACTTCTGTCTCTAGACCTTCGAGAAGACCAGTCTGCTCCCACTTACCAACAAGCGCCTCGCCTTCACGAGACAGGCTTCTTTCACGAATGCCTTCTGTTAGTTTTTCTAGCATTTTTTTAATCTCCTTATAATTTTTAACCCCTAAGTCCAGCTAGTTTAGCCCAGCGGGATTTAGTTGGGTCTTTTTCAAATGCTTGTTCTCTCTTATGAGAACCTATTATAGTGGAAGACGTTTTTGCTACTGCTTCAGACAGCGATTCTGGACCTGACTTAGTTGTCTTAGCCGCCACAGTCTTAAGAAGGGTTTCATAAACGACCTTCGCCTCATTTACCGTTTGTATATCGGAAATTGTCTCGGCAAAAGATTTCTTCTGCCGCTCATTCAGGGAGGAATTCCCTAATACACAGTTGGTATAATATAAACGTGCGTTAGAGAGGTTAACTTCTTGAAGCTTATTCTTAGCCTGGAGTAGCACCTCTTTTAATTTATTATTTGTTTGTTTTTGTTGTTCCAAGCTTTCTGTTAAGCCCTGTACAACGGTTTTTAATTCTTCTATTTTTCGATCAGCTTCATCCTGCCCATCATTAAAAGATAAAGGATGTTCTGGTTCGTTTTCTTCCTCTTCAAGTTCGTCTTTATGTTTTGCTTCATCAACTTCCTCTTTAGGAACATCGACAGTTAGCATTTCCTTAAAGACATTCACCAATTCTTCCTCGTTGATTTCAACTTCGTCATCTCTGTTGGCTGGCATTTCGCCCTCACCCTCTAACTCTGGGACACCTACAGAGTCTGCTAGCTCTTCACGATCAACAGGCTCGCTTGGTTCTTCTTTTTCGATTGCAATAATATCATCTAAGTCTAGCTCAACGATTTCCTCGCTGCCAGCTTCTGGTCCAAAAGCAGTTGGGATATCAGCCACTATTTCTTCTTCGGCACCAGCTTCAAGACCTGGCTCGTCTTCTGCTCCGAGATCCAAGCCCTCTTCCCCTTCAAGTCCGCCGAACAAATCTTCTTCCTCTTTCAAGAGTTGATCAACCACACCTTTAATTTCTTGGGAATACTTTTCCAAAATGTTGGTTTCTGCGTTTTTAAGAGCCGCTTCTTTTAGAGCTTTTGCGTCCGCAATTGCCTGTTCTAACATGTTAGACATTATTTTTCCTCACAAGTAAAAAAGAACGCACATAAATATGCATCAACTTTAAATAGTTGCCAGCGCACTTAAATGCCAGTTTTTAACAAGTTTACTCTGTGATACCTTCGCCGGTTAAGTCAAACATTTCGATATCATCTATGCCAGTAAGTTCTGCAAAAACTCTATATTCTAAATTGTTGTCTCCCGACGTATTCGAGATAAAAAGCTTCTTACACTTAACATTCATAGTGAATTGGTTTGAACTTCCAGACATGTAGGAATGATCCAAAACCCAATAATGTAAACCTTGCTCAACCTGATCTGTATCTTTTGAAGCAAAGTGAATTCTTATAGGAGAAGCACTATGATTCATGACGGTTATTGACTTGGTGACCTTTGGGAAATTTATTTCGTGCTCGCCGTTATGATCTAAATCCGCAGATCCAGTAATATAAGGTACTCCCGACACTTGATATGAGCCGACGTGGTGGACGCCAGGCAAATTAAATTTTCTATATTTCTCAGCCATGTATTACCTCTCCGTTTCTCTTTTTTTCTTGCGACTAGGAATCTTTCGTCCTTTGTCAGCAAAATTAAATAGTTCTTTTTCTTTTTGTTTTACCTTTTCTAGTAATCTTTCTGTCTGTCTTTTTTTCTCCCTCTTCTTTTCAGAGGGTGGTTTATAATAACGACGAGACTTGTATTCTTCCACGATTCCTTCTTTTTTAGCCTTCTTAATAAACTTTTTAACCAGAATCTCTGGGGTCATTTTTCCATACTTATCAAGTTTTACCTCAAGGCAACCTGATATTTTCTTCTCTTTGTTATTTTTATTAGAGTAGTTGCGCCTTTTATTATTTCTTCTCATTTTAACTCTCTTTCTTGTTTGATAATCTAGAAGCTACTTCACCCCACCTTGCCATTCCGGGAATTGAGCCTATATCAAGACCGGGGTCTGACGGGGATACCCCAGATAAAGAACCTTTGCCATCACCCTGGGGGAGTGGGTTTGTTCCTTCGAATAAGGGATTTTTTTGTGCGAACGATGGTTTCTCTTGAACTGGTTTTTCATAATTTCTCATCGCCTCTTGCATTCTCTTCTTGGTGTCTGCCATAGTTCTTTGCACAGAATCAGACTTTTTTTGATTAGTGATAGGGGCTCTCAGATTACTTGAACTAACTACCTGTAGCCCTTGTGCAACTTCGGTGATTATACCAGAAAGGGTACCGTCTTCAAAGATAACCTCTCTGACACATTCTTTGATTATATTTTTGAGTTCCGATTTTTTCATAGCTTTCTTTCTTGCGCTCTCTGCGCTCTTAATATATAGTATATTCCCGCACTATGCGCTACCACCGCCACGGCGGGTAGATAGAATAGCCCATGCGCTACCAGTCCACATCAGGACCGCCGTACAACCTTGGGGGTTTCCGCCAGCGGCTGATCCCGTAAAAGTGACGATGCCGGTGGATGAGTTCAGCGGAGTGTTGGGGGTAATTAGCAGCACGCCCATGTCCGATGCTCCTCCTGCACCTGTAAGGAAATTTGAAACTATAATAATAGTTAAGACCTGACCTGCTATGGTCCCGTCAGCAAGGGAGCAAACGTGTATCATCTCGTTAGGTGCGCTAGTAGGTGTTGTAATACTACTTGCAGTTACAAGCAAAGTTCCCGCACCTGAAGTGGCAGGGTTCAGCGTTGAAGTTGTGCCGCTCCCCAGATTGACTGACGCTACACCTCGGGCAAACTGCCCGGAGATGTTCGCAGAGCCGTCAACATCCAATTCAACGCTAGGAGAACCTACTCCATTAATCCCCACTCTGCCGGTGGATGCGTCACACTTGAATAGCGGGTTCCCTTTGTTTGAGCCGTTACCCTTAACAACAAAATCAACATTGTTGCCTCCATCGTTAATAGTAACCTCGTGTGGTTGTGACGAGTTGATTTCAGCAGTAACTAAGGTTCTGTTTCCCGCCTTGAGGATTATATTATCGTTACCGAACTGAATATATGTGTCGGCATCCCCGTTATGATAAATCTTTGAAGGAGGAGTGCCGGTTCCAACCCCAATGTCTCCAGCTACATCCAAAGTGTAGTCGGGGGACGTGGTTCCGATGCCGACCTTCCCATCTCCCGTGATCCGCATCCTTTCGGCGA